TTGTATCTCCGATAGCCGAATTAGCCCTAAGCGGGCTACTTGTATCTCCGATAGCCGAATTAGCCCTAAGCGGGCTACTTGTATCTCCGATAGCCGAATTAGCCCTAAGCGGGCTACTTGTATCTCCGATAGCCGAATTAGCCCTAAGCGGGCTACTTGTATCTCCGATAGCCGAATTAGCCCTAAGCGGGCTACTTGTATCTCCCTTTTCAAATAACGTTGTATTATTATTATCAGATTTACTAAACCAATCCATTATATTTTTCTTCTTACTAGGTATAAATTCACCAGGATTTGATGGATGAATTAAATTATTATTTGCAATTGGAAAAATAGAATTGGTTTCTGCAGTTTTATTTGCATTTTTATCATCACTAACAGATGCAAATTCTTTTTCTTGCTCTATTATTTTATAATAATTACTAATGATTTTGCCAGTATTTAACATATATTTATTTTCCTCTATATTATTCTTGATATTTGCGATTTTTTTCAATAATTCTGTTCTGTCATCGTCAAGTTTCCATATTTTTCTTTGCAAATCCATATCAATAACAATTTTATTAGCATTTAGATTTTTCAGATTTATTAAATCGTTTTCAAGTTCTTTTAATTGAGATTCTAATTCTGGAAGTCGATCCTTGTTTTCATTAAATAATGATAAAATACCATTATGCTTGGCATCTAATGTTTGTCTTTCTTCTACTAGCAACTTATTTTTGGTTTTAGATCGGAAAGTCATAATAGCCAATAATTTATTCAAAGAAATAAATAAATTAAATATAACGAAATATAACGAAATAAATATCCACTTACAAAATAAAAAGCAATAATAATACTTTACTAAAACATTTTCTATTAGACATTCTTTAAGCAACTAGAATAAGAATTATGATTATTAGATTATTAGATTATTAGAAACGTATCCTTTAACTGAAATTGCTAAGTATCCCTAATACCCATATAAGTTTAACCCAAAAAATTGATTTCTACTATATATTTATATATTTATATAATTATATCAAAACTTTTTATACATTTGCACATTTAAAAAACCGATTTATACTGTATTTTATGTATAAAACAGCAAAAGGAACAAAGGATTTGACAGGTGAAGAATTCTATCGCGTTAAGTTTCTTATTGATATAGCAGAAGAATTATTTATAGCTAATGGCGGTTTACCACTAGATACACCTATTTTTGAAAGGACAGATGTTTTGTTAGGTAAATATGGTGAAGAGGCAGAAACTAAATTAATCTATAAACTTGCAGATCAAGGTGGAGAAGACCTATCACTTCGTTATGATCTGACAATACCATTCGTAAGATACATAAAAGAACACGGAATTAAGAAAATGCGTCGCTATTCTATAGGTAAAGTTTATCGTCGCGACCAGCCAAATCCTCGACAAGGCCGTTTACGTGAATTTTACCAGGCAGATTTTGATATTGTGGGTGGTAAGCAAGATGATATGTTGACAGAAGCAACTCTTCTAAATATTGTAGCTCGGTTTATGTCAAAACTTAATCTAAAATATAAGATTCTTATTAACGATGTTCGCAATCTTCAAACTATATTAGAGAATAAACTAAGAATTACTAATTGGCGGCGTATAACACCCATAATTGATAAACTTGATAAACAATCATTTGAAACGCTAATACCTGAATTTCTAGCAGTAGACCCAACTATTAATCTCGATGAGCTTAAACTGGCTCTTAATGATCCAAATCCTTGCAATTCAGACACTGTATCGGACTTTACCAAGTTGAAAGAAGCTACAAATATATTTGGGTTTTCAGACTTTTTAATATTTACTAATACACTTGCACGTGGTTTAGATTACTATCCCTTAAATGGTTATTGGCGTTTTAACGCCATAAATTAGGGATGCAATAAAGGTGGAAAACTTTAGTTTTTCACCGCTATCCGCATAACCGTTTTGGATTTTTTTAAAAATTCAAAACCGGTTAAAGGATACTGGTTTCATATGGGAAGTTAAGATTGATGGCATAGATTCTTCAATATCTGCTGGCGGTCGCTATGATAATTTACTTAAAATACCAACCGCCGGAATTAGTTTTGGAATTAGTAGAATAGCATCAATTATTACATTAGGTCAATGTAATCTATCTCAAAATAAAGATTGCTTTGTCGCTACTGTTGGTAATATTAGTATAACTGATAAATTGCTAGTAATTAAGACATTACAAAATAGCAATAATTACTCTGCAGTATTATATGATTTAACATCCGAGAATAGGAAACTATGTTCAGTTCTAGCATACGCTGCTAGTGCAGAAATAACTTACGTTGCTATTATTTCTGAAAATGAATGGAATTCTGAACGTATTATAACGATAAAGAATATGAAGTTGCGTAGTGAAAATATAATTCATATCGATTAATAATTTTTATAATAATTTTTATAGTAAATTATGGATAAGTTATGGATAAGTTATGGAATGGATTATAAAAAAATTGATTTTTTTTTTGATATTATCAGTAAAGAATTATTTACACCCTTGAAAAAATATAAATGTCCGCTAGCGGTGCATCAACAATTTCAAATAAACATTCTTTAAAAACTGTTATTAAGCGCGCGTTTATTGATAATTTTAATCATGTTATATCAGACCCGCCAGAAGAGCATTTAAATGAATTATACAGTCAAGACTATTTCTGTTTCAAATATGCTAATAAGAGCTTTGCAGCTCATTTTGCAATTCCGCGGGGGCAAGAATATTTTACTGATTTCTATCGTGAAATAGGAACACCCTATATATATGGTATGTATAACCATGATACAGAAAAAAAAACTGATACAATAATTGGCACTCTAACTATGATTCATAGGCACGATAATCGTATTTTGCAAATTGTAGATGTAAAAATTAAAAAGGAATTTCAAGGTAATGGGTTGCTAGATAAACTTATCTCTGCAACACTACCTATTCGGATGTTAAAAAATACTGGTTATTATATCATTAGTATGAATCCTAACCCACGTGTAGATATTATTTGCAAGAATATGATTATGAAAAAAATGAAAAACAGAGGTAAAATGATGATATTCATTGTTTCATTAGAACAAATTACTCGTATGCTATCTCATTTACAAACATTTTATTCAGGTGATATAGGCTTTGTAAATAATAATGATAAACGGATATGGTATGATGCCGCCGGTAAAAAAGAATTAAAATTGCTACATTTACATCACAATTCTCTCTATCGCCAATTTGATTTTAGAGAACCGCAACGTGGATATCAATATTGCTTTGCTATTCATGAAGATAATGATTTTATTATCAAAGGATTGAAAGATGATTATAATGCCGAACCCTGTGCAACTGCAAATATATTTGCAAATGATTTTAAAACTGATTGGTCTAAGTTTATTAAAACATCGGAAATCTAGGCAGGTCTATTACACAACCGGTGCAGTCTGTACCTCCGCCACTGCTCTAGCTATAGCATCACGCTTTGCCTCACGCTTTGCTTCACGGTCTGCCCGTAGTTTTTGTATTCTTTGACCTAAATCTTTTCCTTTTTGTACAATGTATTTACCTGCGGATTTACTAAATCTGTAACCAGCATACACAGGCATAGCTGCAATACTAATTGCAGCAGCAGCTGGCGCTAAAGCTACCAAACCAACTGCAGCAGCAGTTCTCAATCCTCTTCTTAATGTGCTTTTAGGTGGCCCTGTTTTTGTTGGATGGGAAGACCACATATGCTCAGATATTTGTTGCGGATATCTCGGAGGCAGGGACCTGTGCAAAGTTTGGTGTGTAGGCTTTGTTCTTTTTGGTAAACCACCACGTTGTATAATTCTAGAATACTTTCTAGTTTTACTTTTGATTTTCTTTGTAGTTATCATATCTATACATATACCTAATATCTATTATTTAATAACAAAAAGTATTTATTATAATTATTAGACATATCCAAAAATAAACAAAAAACTAATTTATAATTCAAAAGTCAATTCTTTCAGTATCCAAATACTCTTCTAGGTAAGTTTGCCATTCACTAGGATTACTTTTTAATATACTTTCTTTTCTAGTTCCATCTTTCATCAGGCCTGCGAAATACTTAGTAAATGCAACCAATCGTGCTAGAATTATCTCGTTAACATAACTAGAATCGTATATTACTTCGTGAGTATATAGTATTAGTTCTGCCTTTGTATCAGTCTCTGAACTAGCTTTTGCATATGCTTTCTTCTTTTTAGTTGGTGCTTTACTAAACCCTTCTACTAGAAACCCATTCGAGCATCCTAGAGCATGCAGATATAACTGGACTTGAACGTTTTCATAATCCCGCATACTTTTAAATAATCCTTTTTGTCGCATCTTAGCTTCTACTAATTCACCATCCGTAGTAATTCCATCATATTTACCTACTAGAACCCATTCTAACTCAATATCACCACCTGCACAATCTGTAACGGAAATATTATTACTGGCACCATGAGATGATAGGGGTATTTCCACCCAGCCTTGGGTTCCTTGTAAAGTCTTACAACTTAACTTGCAAAATTCATCCATTATAGCATCTTCATTAGTTACACCGTGTGATTTGTTAGTGATGGAGCAAACTTTCTTAATTAATTCCGCTTTCTTATCAGATGATAAGTTGGTTTGTTGGGTAATATAATCAGATATCGCGGCTTGAGATTTAGTCATATCCGCACTGGTTTTTCCAGTATTAGAATTTAATGACCGCACTTTTTCTAAAATATTAGTTCCCAGCTTCTCATCCGTCTCCCAAATATCATTCATCTCGCTGGAATTAGCTAATGCGTGCCCTGCGGATTTCATTCGGAGTTCAAATTCACGGAATTCACTCGGATTAAAGCGGCGCCATAACTCACATACTATCCGAGGGAAATTTCCATAGTTATCTAGACCAATCAACGGTGCAACTTGGGAAATTGAAATTGTTAAACGCTTCTTTTGTACTTCACAATCCATTAATCTAACCGCAGCCATTTATTATATTGATTATATCAAATAAATTATACCATAAAGATTTATATTAATTAAAATCAATTTTTTATATCCATTAATCAGTTTATTTCTGTTCATCAGTAATAGGTTTATGATTTGATACAACCCGCAATATATTATTTAGGGTGCTATACGAATAGATAAATTTGAGAATCAAAACTGGTTAAAGGATATAAATTATTCACATTTGAATAAATGAACTCTAGCTAAAATCAGAAAAAACTGTAAAAAATGTAAAAAATTGATATTCATTTTACAAATAATAATTAGTATTTTTGTAGTCTTCTGCATTTGAAATGTCTGCAGTCTTAGCTGTGCCTGTAGTGCCTGTAGAGCCAGTAGTGCCTGTAGTGACAGTAGTGCCTGTAGTGCCTGTAGAGCCTGTAGAGCCTGTAGTGCCTGTAGTGCCTGTAGTGCCTGTAGTGCCTGTAGTGCCTGTAGAGCCAGTAGAGCCAGTAGTGCCAGTAGAGCCAGTAGTGTCTGTAGTGCCAGCAGTGCCAGTGGTGGCTGCAGATGAAATTATAATTACAGCCCAACCAAAGGCAATTTGCCCTAAGCATTTGTGCCCATTAGATAAGTGCAAATATGCTGTCAATCCTATTACTTGTTCCTTTGCAGCTCCCTATTATGCAGTA